CTCAAATGAGGCGAACTTCCTTACCTCTTCAGGTATCATAGGAAGTTTTTAGGCCGAAAGGTTACTATTTAGCAAAAGTTTGAGGCGCGACTACGGTAAGGATGGTTGTTGTTCATAACACAACTATGTTAACCAAAAAGATGAATTCTTCTCCAGGTCATGTCGTAAAGGCTACTGGAGTTTCTGAAACCCCTCTTTCTCAGGAGGTTAAACCCGAGACAGAAACAACAACTTTTCTGGAAAACAGTTCCCACTTCAATGTCGGGTCCTCAGATTCAGGAAACAGTGTGAAGGCTTGCGCCACTCCCTTTAATGTGGAGTTGACGCACCCTAACATTGTGCCAAACACACCAAACAACACCCTGCTTCGTTTCGAGGCAGGGTGGGATGAATGGACATCTCATGGCGAGACGATCTCATCGGGTACTAGCTCTAACCACAGTTTAGTATCGTTGAAGTCTGACGACCATGTAGGTGATCTTCATCAACACAACCAAAAGTCCTCCGTTGCGGAGGCGGATTATATCAACGACGATGGTTGGTTAATTGACACATTGCAGAATGTGAGCACCGGCTCTGGCGATCTGCCGTCCGGGTTACGCTCTAGACATTGCTGGTTCCTTGATACAAAGATCCGCAACTGCTGTAATGAGCACAATGAGTTTGATACTCTAATGTGCGACAATAAGGCAATGATGCGAATGCGCAGTGTTGTCTGTAAAGCTACGGGTGCGTGTCCTGGTGGTTGCATCGAGTGCAAGCCAATGGCCCTGCAAGCCGGCTCTGAGGAGGAAATTGGCCAAGGGGGATACGGCCTCTCATGGTCTTCCATAAGAGCCAAGATTGATGGGGGCATCGCCCGCATCTATAGAGACTCTTCTCGTATGATGGGTAGCACCAAGGGCACTTGGGCCCATTTTCGGGAAGCGGGGGTTAAAACCCTCCTGACCGAGTTTTTCAACACCATCGTTGCGATGGTGCGGGACAAAATTGGTGACCTGCTAACGTGGGCCATTCCAGTCAGCTTGATTACAATTTGTATCTGCATGCTGATAAATTACAAGGGCAAGGCATATGCTATGATCGATACGGTCATTAGCATCGCGAGTAGTATATTCTCCGCGATTGGCCTGTCCATTGCTGGTAACATGGCCAAGATCTGGTCTGTTTTGCGACGGTTTTTCAAGCCGGAACGAGAACTTTTTGAGAGTTCTGAGCTTGATCAAGAGGAAGAAGCCATAAACGAAGATGATATCACGTTACAGGCTGGCGCCTCGAACCCATTCGCAATTCTCACGTCTTTCGCCGTGTTACTGTCAACAAACTCTGAAATGTCGACTGGTGCGATCATGAAGGCTATGCAGAGTGCTTGCCGAATCGTCCCGGTTATAACGTCCCTGAGTAAGGTGGCGTTGTGGGCGACGAACTATTTGCCCAAGGCTTTGGCGAATTATGCGGTCATTTTCTTCGGTTATGTGACCCCATCGGACTTCTCCATCGGAGCTCGTCAGAACTTGGCGATGGCCAATGATTTGAAGGCCCGATATGACGTCGATAAGGAGACCGCATTCCAAGATCCCGATTTCGTGGCATCAGTTCTGCGCGTCCACGGCGAGCTCAACAAGTTGATGTCAGTCGAATTACTTGCGTACTCCGCTGAGTCTCACAAGAGGGTTTACTACCGTGAGGCTATTGCATCCCTTTCCGGGCTCGTCGCTGCCGCTAAAGAGCGTACGTCCCAGGAGATGATTCGCCTCGAGCCACTTGGCGTTTGGATATCGGGGCCGCCCGGTGTGGGGAAAACCACTATCATCCGCACGCTGGTTGCTTCAGTCCATACGACGGCTCATGAGTATGACTTGGTTTACACAAAGAATATTGCTGAGAAGTTCTGGTCCGGTTACAAGGGACAGAAAGCTGTTCTTGTTGACGATTTCGGCGTCCATGACTCTGAAGTCGCAAAATCGTTTAACGGTAACGTTTTGACCTATATGAGCAGCCAGTCTGGGGCTATTCTCGATATGCCTTTCGAGAAGGGGACGAAGTTCACCAGTGAATCAATGTGGCTAACCGGCAATGGGAAGTTTGACGCTCCCATACCTGGAATTAAAGTTAATGATGCATTCACCCGCAGGTTTCCCGTCCAGGTGAGGATGGTCCTCAAAGACGGTTACGCCGATGCGAAAGGCCACCTCGACATGGCACGGTACCAGGCAATGACCCGTGATGAGGTGAAGCGCCAAGATCACTGCATTTTCCAGAGGAGTGTCAAGCGTGGAAAGAGGGTCACAACTGAGGAGCTTTCTTACCCACAGTTGGCACTCCTTATCAAAGCGGAATTGGCGAAGAAGAAAAAGATCTTCGGCGTGATGGTTGAGCGCTCCAAAAATTCCCTCGCTGAGGGGATTCCCGAGGAGAAAGCGCCAAGCGACCTCGATGAAGGGATTGCGTCCATCATTCCGAATCTCGACCGCGAACATGCCCAGGGCGTCTGGACCACGGTTGTCGCGAAGCATCCTTTTCCAATGAAGGGCCCGACGGCTAAGAAGACGTCGTTTATGAGGGCCTTCTTCAAGAAGAACTTCGACGAGGACGTGGACCTCAAGGGCTTGTCCGTTGCCCAGCTGCACCTATATTTGACGGGTGCCCTTTGTACGTGTTATGATGACACTGAGAGCAAGGAGTGCGTTGTGTGCGTGGGGGACGCTCCAACCCTCGAGGTTGGCGACTGGTTGGCCAAGGATGTTTTGGAGATGACTGACGTCATGAACCATGCCGATGAGTTAACCGTGTCTGAGCCCAGGCAGGAGATGGTCTCTGTTGGAGAATCCCTACGTCGCTGGAGGTTGTCCCTGGCCAATTACTTCATGTCAAGGAAGTTTGGTGGGTTCTCGCTCAAGAATATAATAGCAGTCTGCTTAAGTGTGGGCGCTGTTGTGGCTGTTGCGAGCATATTCAGTAAGCCCAAGTGTCTGATCGCCCCTGATGAGGACGACGCTTGTGTACTGGACTGTATGGCTCCTGATATCCCGGTCATTCTCTTCGGAGACAGTGCCGATTTTGCCGACCTCCAAGCACAGTATGGTGGAGCCAAGACGCGAATTCAGAATTTCAGGAAGGCCAGGGGGGTGCGAGACGTCGAGAAGCGACGTGTAGTACCAAAGCAGGCCCAACACGCCGTGCTTGAGGCGGGGCCCTATACTCCGGAGCACCGTTTGACCGAGGTCAAGACAATTCAGCGGAATTTGACGCGGCTGGTCATCAATGGGTCGTGTGTCAATGTGATCATGCTCAGCGGGACAGTTGGGATGACTGTGAACCACATTTTCCACACTGTTGAAGAGACCGGGATCGAGATGGTTCCAAAGGGAACTCCTATGACTTTGAAGAGCCTGGACCAGTCTTACGACATGGAGTTTGACCCTAGTTTAATTGTGCGATTCAAAGTAGGTGAAACGGGCCTCTTCAATGAGGTTTGTTCATACGATTTTGGTGCCCATGTCCCCTCCTTCCGTGACATAACGAAATATTTCATTGATGAGGAGCAGATCCAGAATCGTAGGTCATTGAAGATGTTGCTTTTACGACTTCAAGTGAATGGAGCTGGTTACGCGACACGTGCTGGGAACACCATTGCGTGTTCGGACCGTGTTGCTATCCCCTCTGCGATCGGTCGTGGTGATAAGCACCAGGCCAATACAACCGAGATATTGCACCGATGGGACTACGATGTGGTGACCCAAACTGGCGATTGCGGTTCGCTTGGTATATCCGCCGAGAGCGCGACGAATGCTATTGTTTGCATGCACTTTGCGTACAATAATTCATCGCGAAGGGGGATGGGCGTCACCCTCAGCAAGAATGTTGTTGTTACGCACTTGTCTGCGCATTCAGCAAATATTACGCTTGAAGCCGGGTCCGCTGAGTATTTCTCGCAGGTTGTGTATGAGGAGAAACAACCCGACGCTTTGCACCCTCGCGTCGCATCGGTTGGCTTCATAGATGACCCCCTTTTGCCAGGGGGTGCCACGAAAACTCGTCTTGTGGAATCATTGTTTAAGAGTCGCATGGGGGAACATTGCAATGCCTATGGTCCAGCGACCCTAGGACCCAGCAAGGAAGATCCTGCCAACACGGTTGACAAGATTGTGGCACGCGATATGTGCCGCATTTCCGAGCCTGAAGAGCATGTTGATCCACGCATTTTAAGCACCGCAATCAGTGATGTCCTTCAAGAGATTGTTGACAATGGCTCTCATGGCCCCTTGCGTACTCTGACCAAAGACGAGGTCATAAATGGTGGGGGCGGTTTTCCTCACCTGAAGGGCATGGTGATGTCAACATCCGCTGGGTATGATCCAAGGCTTGTCGAACCTGGTGTTGGAACGAAGAAGTCGAATTATTTCACCCAGCGACCAGATGGTGGTTATGCATTTGGGAACTTGACTGCCAGCGAATTGTTCGACTCCGACTCTGAAGCACTGCTCAGGGGTTCCTTGCCCGTCTATATATGGTCAGTGTCCCTGAAGGATGAGTTGAGGAGCAAAGCAAAGAATGAAGCGGGGTTGACTCGCAACATTAACTGTAGTCCCATGCTGACCACCTGCATGACGCGAAAGTTTTTCGGTTCTTTCATCAATTCGTTTATGTCCTTAGATCCAACCACTTCCTTCTCTGCCGTTGGGCTGAATGTGTACTCGCCTTCTTACCACACCTTTGTTCAAGACAAGCTGCGGATAGGGGCGAATGGATTTGACGGTGACCTCACTAAGTTTGAGAGCACGTTTACACCCCAAGTTCTCGAAGCAATTCGAGCGGGCATTGAGCGCATGTTCTATCAGAATGCCGATGGGGGGGAGAAAGCCAGGAAGGCACTGTTCAAGGACTTGACCCACACTTATTTTAGAGTGGGCTCAAAGCTTTTCCGCAAACAGGCGTGGAATCCATCTGGGACGGTTTTGACGACTGCGATCAACACCGTTTGGACTGCCACCCTAATGAGGATTGCATGGATAAAGATCATGATGAAGAACAATGCCCGATTGTCCAGCCTGACCTGCTTTCACAGGCTAGTCGCTGATGCGAGCTTTGGTGACGACAATCGCAGCAACGTGGCTGAGGAAGTTGCTCATTTGTACAATAGGAAGTTTGTGACTGAAGCACTTAGGCCACATGGCATCATCATGACTGGAGCAGCGAAGACTGCGGACGATGGCGGGAAACTGATGTTCCATACCGAGCTGGAGTTCCTCAAGGGGATGACAGCTGTCGGCGTATTGGGCGATCCGGTTGTTAGGTACACCTTCGACACTATTGAAGAGTCCCTTTTTAAGTCGCTATTGTATGTGTCCAACAAGCAAGACTTCAATACTGCCAATATTGTGAATGGGTCTAATATGCTTAGGCGTGCTTTCACGAAAGGCCCGAAGTACTTCGCGACTCAGCGGAACTTCGTGCTGAGTGTGTTGCAGGAGACCATAGGTTTCAGTGATCACCTTATAACGTATGATGACTGCGCCCGGCAGTTTTACCGGAACACGCTTTTCGACGAAGATGACGTCATAGCGTGCATTGAAGAGGACTACTCATACCAGTGCGCGTATGGGAAGGACGTGACCCTCCAGTCTGGGAAAGCAGGGGTGACTTTCACCGACCCAGCCTCCATTGAGACGAATTACACGCGGCCCTTGATGGCTGGCGATGCTGTTGTGGATAACACGATAGTTGAGAACCAGTTGTCAATGAACGACCTCGTTGCGCGACCCCAGTTTGTTAGTTCCATTGATTGGACGACATCACAGGTGTCTGGATCGGTAATCCAGTCGTTTGTGTTGCCGCGAGATGTGCTAACATCACGTGTCATGGCAGACCCGTTTTCGCGGTTTAAATACTGGCGGGGTACCATGAATGTGGCAGTCCGGTTGCAGTGTACTGCTTTCCACGCCGGGATGATCAGAGTGTTTTTCCAACCGCTTGATGCAGAGCTGGGACCCTCCAGGACATCCGCTTCCGTGTGCCAGGGCTTCAACATGGTGGCCGGATCGACCCAGGTTGGGACGCTGCGAATCCCGTTCGTGCACCCACAGACCTACATGGAGACGCAGAACCCTACGATCCCGTTGGGGACAGTCCATGTGATGGTTTTCAACAACCTGCGCGTTGGAACCGTCGATGCGCAAGCCCACCAGTGCACTCTGTCTACATATGTCCATATCGAGGACGCCGAGTTTAAAGTTTTGGATCCGACAACTGACAACGCGAAGGATGCTATCATCCTACAAGGTGGGTTGATGTCCAAGGTGACCAACAACAACATAAAATTGGCGGCTGGTGCGACTTATGTTAGCCACGGAGACAGCGACAATTCGAAGGGAAGACCTCGAACAAAGTGAGTGGTCTCGACAAGCCCAATATCGGGATCGAGGCTCCGCCGGTCCGTCGACGGTTTGCGCCCGATCTCGCCACTGCAGCGAATGTGGGATACAAGCCCGTCCTTGGCTTGTACGCCGACGAGTGCGATTGTTTGGAGCCAGTTGATGTGGGTACGAGC